CCTATGTTTAATTGGAACAGTGAACCAATCCATATCAATTTCTTCTAAGTTATAAACACGCCTTACATAATGTTCAGTTTCATAAGGGATAGCTTCTTCGTCCCAAAAATAAACATTTAAAGGTAATTTATTTAAGTGTTTTGCAACTTCTAATGTAATGTTTAATACAGCTGTAGAGTCTTTTCCACCGCTAAAGCCTACCGAGATTGTATCAAATAATTTGAATGCTTGTTCAACTCTCTCTAAAGCTCTTGTATAAACATCAACTGTAGTATATAATTTTTTGCCCATTATCACTACTTAGATATGTAATCAAACCTGGAAGAAAACAAGTAATACATGTTCCTATCCACATCAAACTAGAACTTACATCAGTAAATCTTCCGAGCATATAAACAGGCAAGCCGATAGCAAGCCCTGCAAGTATTCCCCAAAACATTCCTTTTTCACTTGGCTTAACATTTTTATTTTCAAGTCCAATGATTGTTAATAATGTTGGTATAAGTGTTCCTGCTCTTAAAGTTCCATAAAATAAAAACAAATAAACTATTTCCATATTAGGAATATTTGCAACTAATAAGCCAAAAACTACCAAAACTATCATGCCTTTTTTTGCATTACTTACTACTTCGCCCTCATTAGTTGTCAAGTCTTCACCTACTAGAGAAGATATTGAACACAAACAAGAATCTAATGTAGAGATTAGCCCAGATAAAAGAGCAATTAAAAATGGTATAGCTGTCCATTGAGGTAAAGTAGCTAATACTATTTCAACATTTACAAGTTGGTTAGAGTCTGGAACAAATCCAGATCCTGCCGCTACAAAACCAAAAACTGACATAAGAATTGGAACAACACCAAATATAGCTGCACCTTTTAAGAATGCTGTTTTTACTTGGTTTTGTTCTGTAGCATATGCTCGTTGCCAAAAAGATTGGTCACCGAATGAGCCAGATAATAAACCGATTGTTACTGAAATTCCAAAACTAAAAAAAATACTACCGCCTACACCACTAAACATATTTGTAGCCTCACCTGCAAATCCATTTAGTCCAGATCTAAAAGTATCAAAGCCAACAACACTTAGAATCCATGGAACAAGAACAAAAGCAACACCGCCTATTATGGCCATTTGCAAATAATCTGTTCTTACTGACGCACCTAAACCTGCATTATAAGAATAAGCAACGGCAATTAAAGCCATTGCAAAAGTAATAGCTGTGAAATTAATTCCAGTTAAAGATTGCACTACAGCTCCACCTGCTAATAACTGCACGGCAAAAGAACATATTGAAAGAGCTGATAATGATACTATATAAATTTTTTGAACTCTTTTTGAATGCATTTTTTCCATTGTGCTTGACAATGTAAATGCTTTTTTGTATTTATTTCTAACCTTTTGTCCTAAATAAGCAAATAAAACTAATGTCAATATATTGGGAACAGTAAAATAAAATACACCTATCCAACCATTGTTATAAGCCTGCTGACTTGCAACAAAAAGTGCAGGTGCCCAAATCCAAGTCGCAGCGATTGAAAAACCTGCCTCAGTTGAGTTAAGTTTTCTGTTAGCTACTAAATAAGATTCTTTTGTATTAGCTTTAATTTTATAAGTTGTAGCAATTCCTATTGCTAAGGCTGCATATAAAGCTATAAAAATCCAACCTTGTAATTGACTAAATATCATTTTGTTCTTTCCAATCTACGCATAGATCCACTAAAGCATTGACACTGTTTCCAGTTGAATAAATATCTTTAGCTTTATTAATTGCGTCCATAATTTTTTCCCTTTGTTCTTTTGTGACAGCGTAGTTCAACTTATAATAAGTTTCACCTGTTTCACTTTGCCCCAAGAATTCAGGTTGCTCCGTATTTAAAGTGCTGATGTAATCTGCAAAAACTGATTTAGAATCTAATTTCAATGTTTCGTTTTTAACAATTCTTTCCAGATCGTCTAAGTCATCAAGATTAAAACCTGTTCCAACTAAACTTTTTTCAGTTTTAGTGAGTTCAGTTAATTGCTCAACCAATGCAGGATAATCATAATCAGCTAAATCATTTGCTCGATTATCTATCAAAACAATTCTCTTGGCTGTGTCTTCATCTACATCAACATAAGTTACAGCAATTTTATCCCACTTTAAATGTAGTGCAGCTTGATAGGTATGATTACCTGCAAGAATTTGCATAGTTCTTTTGTTTACAACTATAGGGCGATATTGCCCATTCTCTTCAAGTGATGTTACAATCGCCCCTACATCGCCCTGCCTTGTATTGTCGGGATATTCAGTAAGCTCTTTAACATCAACGAGCATATTTTTTAAATTGGGTGCTATATTCATATGCTCAAATTATACATAAAAAAACCGCAAATCAAATCAATTTGCGGTTTTTTTTAATTAATTAAGCTATTTTATGGTCAAAAAACAATCCACTTAAACCAATTAGCTCTTTTTCTGCAAAGTCTGTCCAATGTCCTGTTTCTGTTTTATCAGCACCATTTTGAGAACCATTTTCATAATCTCTCTTTTGAACGAAAAGTGCATAACCATTGTTATGTCTTAATGATAATGTGTAATGATACTCAGTATCAGAATGACTTTTGTATTCTTCGCCTGCCCAATAAACACTTTCAACAATGTCAAAATTGTTTTCTTTATAACCATTTGAATTGAATTCTGATAAGTCACAATCATTGTTTATGAAATCTACAAACTCTGCAATAAATTCTTTTGCAGTAAATATTACTGTAGCATAAGTCATAAAATTCATTAATGCCTCACCTAATCCACCTTTGACATATCCATCATGGTGCTTATAAATTGAAACACTTCCTTCACTTGATGTTTCAATATTTATTGTTGCTCTTGTACTCATTTTTAGATTCCCCTTTCAATATTTTCTCGAATCATAAACTCATTATATAATATATAAATTATATATACAAGCAAAAAAACCTTTTTTTTATTGATTTTTTATTAGGCTAGATAGTGAGTTGTCTGATTACAAAGCTCTTAAATCGGCTCAAAATGGCCTGTTTATTCGTCTAAATCTTCATTCCATGTGGTTATAAGAGCTGTAACTATATTTACTATCTCATCAAGTTCTGCAATCACTAAACCATTTGAAGTGCCGTCTGGCATTGCAACAAACATAAATGGTCGGCTGTCCCCTATTCTTTTATTGCTATCTGATTGTTCTTTTGCTTGATTGTATTTTGTCCAGATCGTCTTAACTTGCGCACCTGCTTTAACTTCTACACGAATATTTCCGCCCCAGTTTTCTTCATGTCCCATTCTGGATCTAAACTTAGCGTCTGGAATCATTAATTTTTTTCTTGCAAGGTTTTGTTTTCTTCTGCCTTTGTTTTTATTTTTTAAACCACGCTTTTGGTTTTCTGTCCAGTTGTCTTTTTTCTTTACAGTTTTTTGTCCCATACCTTGCAAACCGCGTTCATCGTGCTTGCGTCTTTTCCAATCTGAATAAGTTTCATCTTCTCTTATATCAAATTCTTTTTTTGTAGCCATTTCCATACCATTCTGTTTAGTAGATGATTTTTAATCCAAGCCCCGCATACCATACATTCTAATGTAATCCAATTCATATGACCTACAACAAAAGTGTTATAACAATCCCAACAAATTATGTAGGTGTTTTCAAAATATATTTCTTGTTCTTCCATAAATTCAGTTTAATGCAAGTAAGTGGCGGTTGGGCTGCAATCCGCCACTTATTGCGCTACTGCGTCAAGTAGCTACCCTGTTGGTTTTTGCTCTATTGGTTTAGGCTTGTCTGAATCTACTTGAGCTTGTAAAACTTTTTCTAACCAATATGGATTGTCGCCTGTCCATAGGTGTAAGCCTAGCCCTAGATTTCTTGCACATCTTTTAAAAGCGTCTGACTCTGCTTTTTTGAGTAAGTCGCCATTGTTATCTTTTGTATTGATTGTATTTGCACTTCCAGATCCTTGAACTGCATATGTTTGGTCATCAACAACTACTTGTAATTCCCCAATACAACCACTTACTTGTCCATTAGGTTCATAAATTATTTCCTTAATTGACCAATCATAATTCCCGCAGACTTCCAAAAGTCTTTGAGCAATAGTTCCAAAGGGCACATAATCTTCTTCCCCATGTGCTTTTTTGATTTGCTTGATAAAGTCTTTTGGAAAAACTTTAGCAAGTGCTAATTTTTGTTTCACTTTTTCCCCTTTTTCTTTTTCTTTAATTCATTAAAAGATTCTTTGACATCTTCTATTGAATTTATATCAACTATATTTTTTTCTACAGTATTGCCGTCAATGTCCATAAATGTAATTTTCATATTCCAACCTTTCCTATAATTGCAACTTCACCTGCAGTGTGTTCTATCATTTTTGAATTTAAGACAATCATTTTCTTTTGTAAGCTATCCATTTTATGTAAAGCCTCCAATGCCTCAACCATTCTTTTATTTACTTCTTCCAATTTCTCAACAGATTTTTCCAGATCGTTGATTTTTTGTAAGAGTTCTTCTTTATTCATTGTTCTCTCTTCCATTCAACCATTCGGCAATAGTATCTTTTGCCCACAATGGATTACCACTAACAACAGCGTCTTCTTCTGGAAGTTTCCCGTCACTTCTATATTGTCTGACAGTTTGTTCTTTTAATCCAGTTGCCATTGCTATTTCTTGAATACCAAATA